CAATCACCTTTTAATACAGATACGACTAATTGTTCTAAATATAAATGGGCAACAAATTGTCAAGTGACTTGGGATGGAATAACATCAGGTGTATCCAATCCATGTGATACTTCAGACACATCTTCATAAACATAATGAATAATACAATATGTGTTTAGGTTCGTTTATTTCTAAATTAGGTTTGCATGCAGGTTTATTGATTATGCGTTTTTGTTTGTAATTTTTGTAAATAGATTCAAAATTTATTTTTGGAAGATTGCGAACTAACATAAATGTAAAAATGTGTTTCATTATTATATAATTTTATAAAAAATTATATAATTTGATTAAAAACATAAAAAGAAGATACCCAAGTATATTAATGGAAAACATAAATTTGAATAAGTTATTAAATAGAGATGAGGAAGCAAATAGTATACGGCAGTTTTTACAAGATTTTGAAAAAAATAGAAATAGCTTAACTACAAAAAAAGGTATGTATATTTATGGGGAACCAGGGACAGGTAAAAGTATATTCGTGCAAAATATTCTTAAAGAAATGAATTATGATATAATTAAATATGATGCAGGAGACATAAGAAATAAATCAATAATTGACACTATTACACAGCATAATATGGCAGACAAAAATATAATGAGTATGTTTTATAAGAAAATACAGCGTATTGTAATTATCATGGATGAAATTGATGGTATGAATAATGGAGACAAAGGTGGTATCAATTCTCTAATAAAATTGATAAGACCAAAAAAGACAAAGGCGCAACGGCTGGAAGAAATAACTATGAACCCGATTATATGTATTGGTAATTATCATATTGATAAGAAAATTAAAGAATTAATGAAGGTATGTCAAGTAGTTGAATTAAAACTACCTACAAAAATACAAGTAACTAACATATTGAATGATATTATGCCCAAAGTGGATGATAATATTAAAGTAAATATTATAAGGTTTATTCAAGGGGATTTAAGAAAATTAACAACTGTTTATGAAATGTATAAAAAGAATAATAGTATTATAAATTCGGATACGATGAATACCGTTTTTTTAATGAAGTCTTATAATGATGATACAAGACAAATTACAAAAAAACTAATAAATAATAATTATCAAATGGAAGACCATTTAACAATAATGAATGAGACAGATAGAACAATAGTTGGATTATTATGGCATGAAAATATAATTGATGTTTTAGAAAAGATGAAAAAGGAAAATTCAATACCATTTTATTTAAATATATTGGATAATATGTGTTTCGCAGATTACATTGATAGAATCACATTTCAAAAACAAATATGGCAATTTAATGAAATGAGCTCATTAATAAAAACATTTAAAAATAACAAGATATATCACGAAACTTTTTCAAAAAAAGAAAAGTTCAATCCAGCAGAAGTCAGATTTACAAAAGTACTAACAAAATATTCAACAGAATATAATAATTCATTATTTATACAAAATTTATGTCAAGAATTGTCGATGGATATGAATGACATGTTTGCATTCTTCTTAGACTTAAAAAACAAGCACACAGATATAGAAATTATAGCATTGATGGAAAACTATGATATAACAAAATTGGATATAAATAGAATATATAGATATTTGGAAATTTATACCAATGAAAATGCAAGTGACCAAGACACGGCGTCAGTATGTGAAGAATAAGTATTTACCAAGACATTGTGTAAAATATACATTTCATTGGATTAAACATAATATCATTATCTGTTTCCCAAATAATGTTACTATCTGGAAACGACATTTGTAATTTATCTATTATTTTAGAACTAATGAGAACTTTTTCAGTATTTATTTCTGTTTCTGGTATTCTTCTAATAAGGTCATCAAGTATTCCGTCATGTTCCCTAATACCATTATTAAATAATACCGATTTTATATGTAACTTATGTTTTTCTTGATTTACATCACATAATATTGTAAATTGTAATTCAGTGTTGCCAATTTTTGCTTGATGTAAAACACCATTGTATATATTTTCATATTCTTTAACAATAAAATATTGAATTAGTTTATTTTTTTCTTTTTCAAACATACCACGTAGTTGATATTTTGTGTAAACAGCATTGTTATCTCCGAATACACTTAATAAATATGTTAACAACAAAACAAAGAACATCTTTTTATTAAAATTATATTTATAATAAATGAAATCAATTTTATTATAAATTCGTGAAATAAAAAAATATTTATAATAAAATGGGACCGTTTGGTTTTCTTCATATATATAATGTATAATAAATGAGTATCTATTGACAGTCCTCTAAAAACGTTATGCTCATAGATACAGTTATATGTAAATTAAGTTTTTCATTAGGACATAACATTGAAAATTTCGATTCCTCCTTACCAATCTTTGATTGGTGTAAAACGCCATTATATATATGTTCTAATTCCTTATCAAACAAATAATGGATTGGATTATGTTTTTCTTTTTCAAGCATTCTACGTATTTTATATTTTGTGTAATCAAAACTTTTATCTCCGAGCACACTTAATAAGTAGGTTAATAACAAAACAAACAACATCTTTTTATATTAAATTATATTTATAATAAATGAATTCAATTTTATTATAAATTTTTATTTAAGGTTGTTAATCCATTTTTCCATAATTTGATAATCAATTGGATCTTTGTTTTTACATATTGTAATAAAGGTATTACTATTTTTTGTCTCAATAAATCCAGAACCGAAAATAAACGATCCATATTGTAAAGCATGAGCACATACCTCCACATAATATTTACTTCCAGTATTATTAATTGTAATAATTTTAGACGAATTAATTACTATATGTGTTAATTTTATAAATCTTGACATGATATAAGATATTATATATTTATTGTTTATATTGTTTATATAAATAATAAAGGGCTTTTGTATTTACATGCTAACAGTATACTTTTTCAGTGCGAGCGCATGTCTTAAGTTCCATGCTTCTTTTAATTTATCATCTACTGCAGTAAAATGATGATTTTCATATTGTTCAGGAGAGTCATAAAACAATACCAGGGGGATATTTCTGCCATTACGACCACTTGCTTCACTAACCTTGAAAAATAAGTCCTCGTCTGAACTGCCAACTGCGAAACGTGTTCTTTCACCAGTTACAGCATTCTTAATTTTATCGCCTTGTTGTCCTGAACCAAAATTTTCAATATGAACCTTGCCGTAATATTTACCATTTGTCCACACTTTATTTACAACAATACTGTACTTATCGTAATTTTTATTATTCGCACGATTATCAATATTATTCATGGCAGTAAAACGGGAAAATTTATAGGTCTCATTTTCAATTGGCTGTTCGAACTGTTCGTTATCGTAATAGGGCATTTGCTATAAATATTATTAGTAATAATGCTTTATATCGTTTTACAAAATAATTATTTTTCTTTTTATATATTTTTTCCAAGTTTATAATCGGCAATCTCAATTGTTAGTGTTTTTACTTTTTTTAATAGTTCGTTAATAATTAAATTTTTGTCAGCTATTTTTTTCTCATATTCATTACGCAGTGCGTCAATATTTGTATTTGTATTTTGCAGTTGTATAGTTTTATAGTGTTCTTGTCTATAGTGTTCTTCACGTCTTTTATTCATTTCCTCTTCTCTTATTTTTATATGCTTCATTAATTCTGGTTTATTCTCAGGTCTTCCAGGTTCATAATTTTCTAATGCTTTGTTCATATCACATGTATAAAACTGTTTTAATACAGGGTCTTTTATAAAATCATCAATTTTAAATCGCGATGGTGTAATTCGACATTCTTGAGGATTTTCTAATAATTTTTCTTTATTTAATGAATTGTGTTTATGGGATAAAACCAAAATGGTTTTCAATGTATCTAATTGAATTAATGGAATAGTATATCCCTTAGTAAATATATTCTCTTCAGCAAACGTTTTTTCATCCTCGTATCTTGTTATGTTTAATAATTCTTTTTTAAAAGCAAATGTTGCTGCTGTAGCGTGAAATTCTTTATAAGGTCCGCATTGAAAAATACTATTTTTAGAGTCAAAAAATATATGCATCTCAGACGAACCAGCTATTAAATAATTAGGATTTTTTTGGAGTGTTTCTACAGCATGAGAAACTCTATCAGAAGGGTAATAATCATCGTCATCCATATAAATAATAATATCTCCTGAACACTTAGTATGCATATAATTCCTTTTTTTACCTAAATACATTCGTTCTTCGCAGTAAAAATACTTTACTTGCGGAATATCCTTTACCAAATCTCCAATAGGGTCAGTTCCATCATCAATAATAATCCATTCAATTCTATCTTTTGGATAAGTTTGATTTTCAAAACATTTTATCATAAAAGGAATAAACGGTCTTCTATTAAATGTTGGAGTACATATACTAACAAATGGTAACATTTTTTTGGTAACATTTTTTTTATTTTTTCCGCCCATAAACAATAATTATTTATTGTATTTAATATTTAAACCAATCTTATATTATATTTTTTTGTAGAATGTATTTTCTTTCGTTTTCCTCCTACCTGTTGTTCTGGTTGTTGTAGTACTTCTGGTTGTTGTTGTACTTCTGGTTGTTGTTGTACTTCTGGTTGTTGTTGTACTTCTGGTTGTTGTACTTCAGGTTGTTGTACTTCTGGTTGTTGTTGTACTTCTGGTTGTTGTTGTACTTCAGGTTGTTGTTGTACTTCAGGTTGTTGTTGTACTTCAGGTTGTTGCTGTTGATATTGCTGCTGCTGTTGATATTGCTGCTGCTGTTGATATTGCTGTTGTAGTTGTTGTTTTAGTTGTATTTGTTGTCGTAGTTGTTGTTGTCGTAGTTGTTGTTGTAGTTGTTTTTGTAGTGGGTTTTCTTGTTGTACACCGCCTATTTGTTCGTTGTTTAATATGGGAATTTCTGGACAAAAATTATTTTGTTTAACGACCATCTCCTTTACAACAAAAGCTTGTTTAACCTTAGCGATATTTGCCGTAAACCCGTTTACATTTGCCTCTGGCAAATCTATTTTGTATAACCCCATATAATAAGCATAAAGAATCGCAATGACAATACCGATTAAATAAATAGGACCCAGGTAAGTTACTCCATTTGAAACCAAACTTGCAGTGCAAAGAATAAAAAATAATAATCGCTTATATATAAAAGTGTCTTTTATGAAATCAAATATACCACGTTGTTCACCGTTTGAAGATAATTTATATGTTGCACACAATGGGGCCATCAAAGCATAAACACTTGTAACTATAGGCATAAATAATAATGAATAAAAATATATTATAGCCCAAAGAATAAAAAACAAAAAGTTTTTCATTCTAAAAAAAGAAATATCTTTTGAGGCTTCCCAATACCCAGGTTTCTCTGTTGATTCATTTCTAAATAATTCTTGTACGTTTACAACATAATAAAACACAATTATACAGTAATTGAAAAAACATAAACCGGCAAAAATATAATGTCCAAATAAACCACACAAAATCATAATTAGAGATTCGGGTAAATAATTCATATAGAAAAATATACTATTTATTGCATAAAAATTAGAAGCGATAATGCTTTCATATACTTTTGAAAAATATAGAGTACCATTGGCAAATAATCCCGATTCGGGAGTAGCATATTTTTTTAGTTTACACAAAAAACTATCATTAAAACTATCTAAATACTCTCTGGAATTAAAAAATACTTTTTGTGAAAGTTTATCTTTATTTTCAGTAAATATATGTTGCTGAATAATATTCATATCGATTGGAATATCTTTAACAATACGAGCAAAATTGGTATATGGTTCTAATTCTACATTATCAGGTAAAATGTTAGCCTGGGACACTTTAGCTGTATATAACCCTATTCCGCCTATAATAAAGATAGAAATAGTTATTTTAAGAAATATACTAGATGCATAATTTTTTATAAATGCTTTAAAGTCTGGTAAATTTGAATCAGTATTGCCTTTTTTTTCATCAATCGCATTATTATCATTAGTTTCTGTTGCAGTAGACATTAGATATAATAAATATATATTAAATTCTAAGGATAACAATTTATAATTATTTTACAAAGTTATAAAACAAATTATAATATTATCATATACTATTATGAACTACAAATTAATAATATTTTATATACTATGTTTTATTATAATAATAACCTTTCGTAAAATAATATACTTCGATAAACCAATAAAAGAAGGATTAACTGATTTTGAACAGTATTCGTATAATATAATACCTTATCCAAAAGATGCTACAATAAATTATAATGACGTAAATTCACCATTATATAGTCATACTGTTGATCTTCCCATAAATAATCCAGTAAGTTGCAAAAACTTTTGTGGTCCGAAATCACAATGTGCTATAACCAGAGAACAATGCACTTCTGATGTAGATTGTCAAGGATGTACTAATAATGATTTGAAAAATATGCCAGTTGAACCATATGATGCTACTGGAAAATTAGGTCAAAATATGGGATTACAATATAGTCCATTAACAACTGGATATAATAATCATGGTGCGAATTTTGAAGAGGTTTATCCAGGTTCAAAAGATGCACAAATTAAACCAAATTATCAAGGTGTGGATATATGGACAAAATCATTCAATAAAGGATTGGAACTATATAATAAAAAGCAGGATATCAATGATAAATATAATCAAGGTTTAATAGATGAAACTATTGGAAAATTACCTTATTTTAAAACGAATTATCCAACCACAATAACAGCAACCGGACAATTTTATAATACAATAGCACCGGCTGCTAATTCATCATTATCGTAAATATTTATGTTTTCTTGAAGATCTTTTTTTAATTGACCGTTTCCTATGTGTTTTTTTCATAGAAGGTTTTTTTCTATAATTACCACCAATGTCTGCAAATATTGGTATTTGAATATCTCTTTCATAAATATTATTTTGGTTCATATTGATTTTTTCGTTCATCAAATCATTTTGTGATTTAATAGGCTGTGATTTAATAGGCTGTGATTTAATAGCATTGGATTTAAAACCAAATATGGATTTTTTTAATTCGATATTAGGTGTTTTAAATCCGAAAAAGGTTGATACATTCGTTTTATCATTTTTGTGTATTTTGTCGTATAAATTAAATAATGAATTTATGCCGATAGAAATAGTTTTAAGTATATTTTTCAATAAAAAATCGATATTTTCTGCGCCATAAGAACCTCCGCCACTTAATAACATACCATAAGCCATTTTTGGTAAATGTTTTTGATATGTTCTTAGACTTAATGGAATTTTAGGATATGATGTTTCAGGGTCACTTGCCCTTAATTGGCGTGAATATTGTTGCAATGATGATTTCGATAAGTTTCTGAGATTTATTAATGCATCTAATTGAGAAATATCCTCAGGTGTTATTTGTTTAAACCATGTATACCCTGGATATTCATATAATGGTTCAGGAATACTAATTTCATAAATTATATTTATTAGTCTTTCGTATTTTTTTTGATTATATAATTCCTTTATTTCATTCCATTTCATATCATCTATTTTATTTATTAATCCAAAATCAATCAATAAACACTTTCCGGGTTTTCCTTCAAAATAACCTTCATATGTTGGATTTATCATTAAATTTTCAGAATGAAAGTCACAATGTACTATTTGTTGTTCTATTGCTAATGTAATTAATTCATATCTACCAAAATTTTGATACGACCTGTAGTTAGGGTCGTTATTGAAGGTTTTAAGGGTTCTAAAATCGTCTGCTATTTCCATTGCTATAATTCCTAACGAATCATATTTATTTTGCGTTAATCCATCAATTAATTGTTGTAATATTGGTTTATTATTACCTCCGAATAGTTCATCAATAACATCGTCATCGTCGTCCTCATCATCACTTAAGTCATCGGTTGTATTTATTGTTTTCTCAAGTAATAAATTTAAACATTCTTTGTTGTCAAACATATAATCGGTAGGTGAACCATCACTTATATTATTCAATTCATCATTAATAATAGGTATTTCAGTGAATTCGTCAGTTTGACTGGGTAAATTAAAAGCATCATTATAAATAGGAAAAGGACATACCGTTTCTAAATATTTGCATGTATCCAACGCGATATATACTTGGTTATAATATTCCTTTAAAAAATCATCTTTAATTGTGAGTTTTTTCTCCTTTCCTCCTATTAACAACATAGGCCGGTTTCTTTTATATTCAGTAACTAATGGACAAATTTTAATAAGTAATGACTTTATTGGTTCTCCAAAATTTTTACTTCTAAACATATAATAAGGGGTGGTATGTTGAGGATTTATTAGATCTACACGAAAAATAATACCATAATTGGATGAATTAGACAATAAAGAAACATGTGAATTTCTTAAAAATGTAAAAAAATTTGTTCTGGGATCATATGGATTTTGTAAAACTCCTCCCTTAAATGTTTTTGTATTTTTCATATATATTTACACAATATTTTGTAAATATATATAATACTTTTGTTCTATTAAATTATATTTATGTGGCGTACATTAATCCGACATTTCCTCCAATAAAGTTAACAACATTAATACGTTCTTCAAATAAATGTAAGTCAAAATTATAATCATAAATACGCCAGGTTGGTTTGTTTACACCAATAATATTTCCTGTTTCAGGGTCACAAATAGTCAAACTTTGTGCTAATGGATCTAAAGGTGGAATAATAGTGGTAAATTCCAATTCAATTTGATTAAATCTGCTCATATTTATTGCTCCAGATGGTTGCAAATCAGAATTATTTGAATTGATACTAAAATTATAACAATATAATCCATCAGGAGCATTACCGGTAGTTCTCGTATATTTTTCGACATAATCGAATACACCGACAGACTGTATATTTTCTCTGTAAGAACCATCCAATAAAATACCCATAGCTACTAAAATATTTTTATCATTTTGCGGATTATACGTAGGACTTATTAACAAGCCTGTTAAGTTACCATCCGGATTAACACCAGGACCAATTAATACAGGAATTAAAATATTACCTTGAGTACGATAAATTGTATATGTCCCGTCGGTTGGAGCCTGGATAACGTTTATAGGTAAATAGTTATATGGCCAATTAGTATAATTAGACCATTCGTTTCGTAAATTAGAGTCACTTCTTTGGAAATAGAATAGCCAATTAGAAACCATACCTAATGAATCAAGTGTTACTTTATTAGGACCCGTAACATTTGGATATTTGTTTTCATGAACTTGTTTGATTAAGTATTTTTGTTCCTGTAAAGCAAAAAGTCTTTCTTCTTCGTTTGATAAAAAACAATAAGTACAATTTAAATGTATATCGGAATTCCATAACCCTCTTTGGTCTGTATATGAATCAATTCCAATACATACGTCAGGAGGCGGTTGTACGAAACGATAAAATTGCATATACCAAGAATTAAAATTTGGGGCTATATATGGATAATTATAGGTCGCATCGAAAACATCACGAATAACAAATAGTTGATTTATTGGTCTAAATGTGATGTTAATGTGTAACTCATTATATTGTAATGAAGTTAAAGGAAAAGCCATTTGAGATTTAAGACCAAACCAATTGTTTAAAGGTATATATAGGTTTCTACCCCTAATGGATGGTTCTGGTCCGGCAATATCGCCGGTATAGTAAGCATTAGGATATGAATTAATACGAGAATTAGCGTTTGCTGGGTTATTAAGTTCAGGGACATTGCCAATCATCTTATCAAATAAAGCTTTTTTGGTCTCACTAAAATCTCTTTGAACAGATGCCAATAAATAATCGCCAGAGTATTCTTGTAATGTATAATTACCACATGTGATAGATATTTTTGCAATCATTTTTGCACCAAGATTTTCAATCCATTTAAATTCGTATGGAGCCCATTGTTCGATATTACCTAAACCCTGAGCAGTGGTCTCATCAGTTACTTGTTGTGGTGGAAGAATAGGGCTCCAAATATTAGGCATAGCGACTGATATATAACAGTCCATCAATAAATCGGCATAACGGGGAATTTTAAATGTAAATGTTGATTCTTCTGAAAGACGCAATGTTTTTGATCCCTCATAATCAACACGAAACTTTTGGAGACCAAAATTAGTATATTGATGAAATGTTGATTTAAAAAAAGTTTTACTTGGGTTGCCATTTAGAACAATATTTTGTTGTCCCAAACTAACAAGATTCATTAAGCCTCCAGGCATGTTTTTTTATATTATAACAATATATTTAATTCTTTATTCGTATATATAGTTTAAAATCAAATTGTAAAATTAAAACAAAAATTTAGGACAAATTCTTAATACAATAATTTATTATTATTTATTATAGTATTATAATAGTATTATGGAAGAACCCACAAAAAACGCAGGACAAATGGTTAACGAAACAATTAATAATGCATTTAAATCAGTTAAAGAAATGAAAGAATCAACACTTATATTGCTTATTGTAGTCGTCACATTATTAATTATATTAATAGCCGTTATATATTATTTTTATTATAGTTTTTTAAGAAAACGTGAATGCAATGCTATGGATACTATTTATGGAGAAGTAAATACAAAAATTCAGTCAGTCGACACTGGGTTACCAGATTTTGGTTATACATTTAAGGACTATTATATTAAAACTGCATATAATTGTTGTAGTGGTGGAAATTATAAAAACGATTATGTTGATACATGTATACTAAAAGACATATTAAAACAAGGTGTTAGAGGTCTCGACTTTGAAATATTTTCTATAGGCGATGAACCAGTTGTTGCCACATCAACGAGTGACAGTTATTATATTAAAGAAACATTTAATTATATTAATTTTAATGATATAATGCCGATTATCCGCGATTATGCGTTTGCCAGTTCTACTTGTCCAAATCCATTTGATCCAATTATAATTCATCTTCGCATTAAAAGTACAAATCAAAATATGTATAAAAGATTTGCTGAAATATTTAAAAATTTTAATGCATTAATGTTAGACGATTCTTACAGTTATGAATGTCAAGGAACTAATATGGGGAATGTACAATTAAGCGATATAATGGGTAAAGTGGTTTTAATTGTAGATAGAAGTAACACATCATTTTTAGAATGTCCTGAATTTTACGAATATGTAAATATGACAAGTAATTCGGTTTTTATGCGCGCATTACATTATTATGATATTAAATATACGCCTGATATGAATGAATTAATTGAATATAATAAACAAAATATGACAATTGGTATGCCTGATAAAGGTTCTAATCCAGATAACCCTAGTGCTATTGTAATGAGAGAAATGGGTTGTCAACTTTTAGGAATGAGATATCCATTAATAGAGACAAATATTGAAGAGAACAACATATTTTTTGATGAGAACGGATACGCATTTGTTTTAAAACCTGAGAAATTACGGTACACCCCAGTTACAATTCCTGCACCTCCTCCACAAAATCCTGATGTATCATATGCTACAAGAACAATTCAATCCGACTTTTATAATTTTGAAGTGTAGAGTTAATTCTATAAATGAAAATAATCACTTTGTAACATTCATATGATATATTTTATGTATTTATTATATGAAAGACATTTGCGACAAAAAAATGAAGTTTGAAGATTGTGAATTAGCAATATTAAGAGCAGCTGTTGATAATGCAGATGAAAAACAAGGTAAAAAAGTTGCGGATTCTGACGATATTAGACGTATGATAGAAATCGTTGAGAATTTTTTAAGAAAAAAACAGTTAATATGTTACGGCGGTACTGCCATAAATAATCTCTTACCCAAACACGACCAATTTTATAATAAAAATTTAGAAATTCCTGATTATGATTTTTACAGTTCAAATGCTTTAAATGATGCTAAAGATTTAGTAGATATTTATGTCGAAAAGGGATTTATCGAAGTAGAGGCCAAATCCGGCCAACATCATGGAACATTTAAAGTATTTGTAAATTTTATACCTGTAGCTGATATAACGTCTATTCCGAAAGAGTTGTTTAATGCAATTAAAAACGAGGCCGTAAGGGTTGGTGGTATTTTATATTCACCGCCCAATTTACTGCGTATGGGAATGTATTTAGAATTATCGAGACCCGAAGGTGATGTTTCAAGATGGGAAAAGGTATTAAAAAGGTTAATATTATTGAATAAACATTATCCATTGGTAGGTAAGCAGTGTCATGAACTACATTTTCTAAGACAAATGGACGATACACACAATATAGAAAAAATATATTCTACAGTACAACATACGTTGATGGATCAAGGTGTTGTATTTTTTGGAGGATATGCTTTATCTTTATATTCTCGATATATGCATAAAAATTTAAAACAAAAATTAGAAAAATTTCCGGATTTTGATGTGTTGTCAACTGAACCATTATTAACAGCTCAAATTGTAAAGGAACGATTAGAAGACTCTGATATACGTAATGTTAAAATTATTAAACGACCTGGAGTTGGTGAAATAATTGCTCCACATTATGAAATACAAGTAGGTAAAGATACTATAGCATTTATTTATGAGCCGATTGCATGTCATAGTTATAATATCATTAAAGAAGATGGGTATGAAATAAAAATAGCAAGTATAGATACAATGCTTAGTTTTTGGTTGGCATTTTTATATGCGAATAGACCTTATTATGATAAGGACCGTATATTATGTATGGCAAATTTTTTATTTGAGGTTCAAGAAAAAAACAGACTATCCCAAAAAGGCTTACTAAAACGTTTTAGTATTAATTGTATAGGTCATCAAGAAACAATTGAAGAAATGCGTGCAGAGAAGGCAGAAAAATATGTTGAACTAAAAAATAAACAAAAAGACCCAGAATATGAAGAATGGTTTCTACGATATAGACCAACAGACGGAAAAAAAATGGACGAAAAACAAATGGACGAAAAACAAATGGACGGAAAACAAATGAAAGGGACAAAACGGTTTAAATCTAAGAAATCCAAATCTAAAACGAAAACGAAAAAGAAAAAGGGATTATTTGATTATCTACGTAAATAATATTTATAGTTTTAATCCCAGCCCCAATTTTAAATAATGTAAAAAACTTTTTCTATCCCTAATTTTACAAAAATTTGTATCAGTGATAACATCACCCCATGTTAATCGTGATGTTTTAAGTGTATCTTTTATTTCACCACCATATGCTATAAACCCTAAAATCAATAACATTAATATAACATAAAACAGAATATTTTCTATTTTGTTTAATGTAGTAAAAAACTCATGATTTATAGGAATTATTTGTATTTTAACTGGCCAATCGATAGAAATTAAGAAATCATTGTTTTTGTTTTTGTTTTTGCTGTCTAAATAATAATCCTTGTTCAATTCAATAAAATAAATAGTAAATATTAATATAAACACAATAAATGATATTCTCATATCTAAACGCATTACAATGAGAAAAACCGAAAAATATATTATAGAATACATAAATTTTACAATAGGAGATATGTGTTCAAAGTTCCCTGTATTTGAGAAAATGGTAACTAAAAAATAAAATAAAAAAAAGCAGGCGATTATATTAAATAATTTACTTTTTTTTTTTAAAAACATCATTTGTTCACAATTTATTAAACTATCTCCTATTCGTGCGCTAAAAATTATCATTAAAAATGCAGCAAACGATTTAACCATATCTACTTGCTTATATGTAATTTCATTAAACAAATCTAACATTTATTATTATAATACATTATAATATTATAATAATTTGCTTTCTTTATAAATCTCAAGTTTTGAACGTACAATCATACTCATCT